ATGGCAAATGAAGCGAAAGAACACCGTGGGAGCATGAATGCTTCAGCAAAAGGCAGCAGATACACCTGTAGAGCCAAGAGAGCGGTGAAAGTTTCTTTCGGTCATTGCGCCAACAAACGGATGTCATCCATAGGGATGATGTCCGTTTTGCTTATCGGGAAGACGGGAGGGGATGAATGCACAGGTAAGGATGCAATTACAGAAAGAGATCGGCAATAACCGGCAGACAGCCGGGATCAAGAAAGGAAGGCAATGATGTCTGTACAGCATTTACGGAGCTGCATTACGGCTGCGCTGGAGCAGCGTTTTGCGGACATTCCCGTTATTTCAAGTGATGGTCAGGCGCAGACGCCGGGCTTTCGGCTGTTTCTGGTTTCGGCGGCGTATGACCGGCAGCGGGAAGACCGATATGCGGCGGTGTACCGGTTCGGTGTCCGCTATGAAGGCGTTCCGGTATCGGAGGCGGAGGTTATGGCGGACGCTTTGCGCGATGCTCTTACCCTTGTAGAAGGGGACGGGGTGAGCTATCGCAGTGTACGGCAGACCTGGACGGGCGGAGCGGATGGAGAAGCAGCTCTGTTCACGGCAGAGTATTCGCTGTACCTGCAAAGCGAGCGTCCTGAAACGGTGAGAATGGGTCAATTCACAGAGGAAGGAAGATTGAAATGAGCACAATGAATGAGAACAATATCGTATTCGGCAAAACACAGATCCTGGAGTCGGCAATTTTTACGCCAAGGGAAAAGGATGTGCTTGACGTGATTTTGCAGAAGGATCAAAGCTATACGCTTGAACAGGCGAGACAAGAGCTGGAGCTCTTTTTAACGAAGGAGGTTATCTAATGGCTGGAGGAACATGGACAACGCAAAACAAGGTGCGTCCCGGGGTGTATGTGAATGTGTCATCCCAATCGGGCACAATCGGCAAAATGGGAGAACGCGGCACCGCCGCACTGGCTCTGGCGCTCTCCTGGGGGCCTGCCGGTGAAATCATCGGCATTACGCCTCAGGAAGATATCGCCAAGCTGCTCGGGTATGATTGGACGCATGAGGCGCTGCTTCCGGTGCGCGAAGCGCTCAAGCGGGCAGGCAAACTGCTGCTTTACCGACTGAATACCGGCGTCAAAGCCGAGGCAACGGCCAGCGGTTTGAAGACAACGGCTCAATATGGCGGTGAACGCGGCAATGATCTGTCGGTCGTGATTGCAAGCAATATCGAGGACCCGGCCAAGTTCGACGTTAAGACGCTGCTTGAGGGGGCGGAAGTGGACCGACAGACGGTTGCTGCCGCAGCCGATTTGCTGGATAACGACTATGTCACGTTCGAGGCGAACGGGCCGGAAGGACTCCAGGCATCTGCCGGCATTCCGCTTACGGGCGGAAGCAACGGGACTGTAACCAATCAGAACCACAGCGATTTTTTGGCCGCGCTGGAGGTGCAGGATTTTCAAACGGTCGGTCTGGTCTCGCAAGACAACTCGCTTAAAGCCCTCTACACCTCTTATGTGAAACGGCTTCGCGATTCTGAAGGCAAGAAGGTGCAGGTTGTTGTGTCGGATTACGCCACCGCCGGTTATGAAGGGGTCATCAGTGTAAAGAACGGCGTCATCCTAAGCGACGGCACCGTAGTTGATAAGACGAATGCGGTGGCATGGACAGCGGGAGCGACCGCAGCGGCTGCGGTAAATGAATCACTGACCTATCAGGCCTATGATGATGCGGTGGATGTCGATGTCCGTCTGAGCCATTCCGAGACGACGGCGGCGCTCCTGAATGGTGAACTGCTCTTTACTTACAACGGCGCAAAGGCGGTGGTCGAGCAGGATATCAATACGCTTACGGCGTTCACACCGGCGAGAGACAAGGCTTTTTCGAAAAACCGGGTTCTCCGTGTGCTGGACGGCATTGCGGTTGATCTGAAGCGTATTTTTGAAACTTACTTTGTTGGCAAAGTATCCAATAATGAGGACGGCCGTGCGCTGTTCTGGTCGCAGTGCGCCGCCTATATGAACGATCTACAGGATATCGGAGCTATTGAGAACTTCAACGCGCAGACCGATATTTCCGTCGTTGCCGGCGTCGACAGCGATAGCGTAGTGCTGGAAACAGCTGTAAAACCGGTGGATTCGGTAGAAAAAGTATATCTGAAAGTGAAGGTGGTTTAAGATGGCGTTCTTGAAAGCTAGCGATACGATTTCCGGTCAGGAAGGCCGCGCCTATGCGGTGATCGGCACCCAAATCGAAGAGATGTTCTATGTGAAAAAGCTGGAGGCTACGGTCGAGAAGCAAAAGGCGGAAGTCAAAACGCTGGGCCGCCGCGGCGTCCAGCATAAAGCGACGGGATGGTCGGGAAGCGGTTCGATGACCATTTTTTATATGACCAGCCGTTTCCGTCAAATGATGCTCGATTATATGAATACGGGAGTTGACCAGTATTTCGATATCGAAGTCATCAACGAGGACCCTTCGTCCAGCATCGGTGCTCAGCGGATCAATCTGAAGGGCGTCAATCTGGACAGTGTCATTATGGCTTCGCTCGATACCGAGTCGGATGCACTAGAGGAAGAGGTCAGTTTCACTTTCGAGGATGTAGAGATTGGCAAGCCGTTCGGAACGGTATCTTAAGCAGGCATTTAAGCCCATCATGTAAGTTTGCTCGCGGGGGAGGGCGGCGTCTATAGCGCCGGTTCCTGCCCTCGGCGGGCCACAATAATCATAGGAGGATTAGAGAATGAGCGAATTCAGTTTGTTTTTTGCACAAAATGTAAGCTGCGACACGACCGAGGAATTTATCGTATCCACGCGCTTTAAAGATAAGGACGGCAAGCCCGCAGCCTGGAAGCTGCGCAGCATGACGGAGGACGAGAATCAGGAATGCCGGAAGGCGGCTACCCGGAAGATCAAAGGCAAGAACGGCGTCTACACGCCGGAAATCGACGCCAATGATTATATGGCCAAGCTGATGACGGCGAGCGTGGTATATCCCGATCTGAAAAATGCGGAGCTGCAGCGTTCTTACGGCATGCTGGGCGCGGAGGCGCTGCTGCGCAAAATGCTTCTGCCCGGCGAATTCGCCGCCCTCGGCGAGCGGGTGCAGGCGCTTAACGGCTTCGGCACCGATATGAACGAGCTGGTGGACGACGTAAAAAACTGATTAACGAGGGCGACGGAGAGGCCAATCTGGCCTACTACGCCCTCCATGAGCTGCATATTTTACCCCATGAGCTTATGGCGCTCTCCGTCCGCGAACGGGCCGCCATCTATGCGATGATCGCCGTCCGGGTGGATAAAGAAAAGCGGGAGCGCTCAAGAGGCAAGGGAAGAAAGAGATGAAGGGGGTGGATAGATGGATAGCGAGGTAGCAAGCACCGCATTAGTACCGGTACGTGCGCTCACGGTCTGGAGAAATGTGAACGCGGAATGGGAACGGCTTAATCAGAACTTTGAAAGGGCTGCTTATTCGCTGAACGACCTTCAGAAAATACTGGAGCGGATTTACGAAGAAAAGAACAAGTCCTTTATGGAAGGCTTTATGCAGTCGCAGGAAGCGGCGCGGAGGCTCTCTGAACAATCGGGAAATGCGGGCGGCGACGCTGCAAAGGCGAAAAAGAGCTTTATGGACAAGCTCGGCGATGTTCTGGATGTGCTGAACATTAATACGTTCGAAGTAGCCAAATATTTTGGTGAAAAGGCCGCAGCCCGACTTTTTCCCAGAAATCAGCCTGCCTCGGGGGCATCAGCGGGTGGAGCCGGGGGAGGCGCCGCCACAGCCGGAGGAGCGTCCGCATCAAACGGATCGGATAAGGGCGGCTTTTTGTCTAAAACGGTCAGCGCTTTGAAGGGCTTGGATGTTGCTTCTGTATTTGACAAGGCGAAATCGCTGGGCGAGAAAGCGATCAAGGGTGCGGCAAAAGATGATAAATCGAATGTAGACGAGAACAATTGGAAAACGCTCCAGGATAATATAGACGGAGCTTATGCATTGATAGGGCAAAAGGCGCTTGTGGCGCTGCGGCCCGCGCTTGATGCCCTGAATAATGCCTTTAAATCGGATCAGATGACGGCTGCAATCAATCTCATGGCGAATCTCTTCTTAGTCGCGGCAACCGCCATCTCGATGGTAGTGGAAGGCCTGATCTATATGGGCGGCGTTATCCAGCAGAACTGGTCGGTCATCGGTCCGATCTTGGCTGCAATCGCCTTTGTCTATCTGGCTGCCATGATTGTTCAGGTATATTCGCTCGCAGCCGCTTGGCTTGTAGCCAATTGGCCGATTCTGCTTATCGTCGCCGCGGTCGCGCTGCTGATTTATATCCTGATGCAGTCGGGTGTCACCGTAGGAGAAGTTGTCGTCGCCATTGCTGAGGGCTTCGGCTGGCTGAAGGGTTTTATTGAGAACATTGTTATTGGCCTGTATAACACCTTTATTATTTTTGCGGACTTCTTCCGCAATCTGTTCATTGACCCCAGCTTTGCCGTGAAGAAATTATTCTATGATCTGGCGATGAACTTTCTGAACTTCATTTATCAAATGGCGCTGGGCGTTGAGAACTTTGCCGGTGGATTTGTGAAGGTGATCGCTTCGGCGGTGAACAAAGTATTAACCAAATTCAAGGCCGTAACGGATTTTCTGAGCAATATCCCGGGATTTGAAAAGCTGGCCAATGTAAAGGTCAATCTGCTTGACCCGGAAGACCCGCATGTATTCAGCGGCATGATCGATAATGTGCGGAAGATGATACCGGAGCCTGTAAGCGATAAGGCGGTTATAAACAGCCAGAAGAAGGCTTTTGTCGATCCTTCCATTGCCGCCAAGCAGTATGGCCGGGTAGGAAAAGATATGGTGAACAAATTCAGCACCAAGGTAAAGGAATCAAAGGACGATACCCATACCCAGAAGCAGCAGAAAATGCTTCAAAGTCCGGGACAGGGCAATATGAACAACCTGGGGAACATCAACAACGTCGCCCGTGTTGGAGAGGTCGGTTCCGTCAAAGATACCGTGGATATTTCCAGCGACGATCTGGCTATGCTGCGCGATCTGGCCGAAATCCAGGCCATTCAAAATTTTGTCGAGCTGACGCCAACGGTGCAGGTAACAACCGGAAACATTAACAACGCTGGAGATATCGACTCGATTATCAACAAAATCAATCAGAAGCTGAGCGAGGAATTCGTGTCGACCGCACAGGGGGTGTATACATGAATACGCACCAGGAGTACGGTTTTTTTCTCAGCTATAACAATATGGAGGATATCTTCCGCCTGCCGGTCAATCCCGAGACGCTGGAAATCAAGGAAGCGGGTGAAGGTAAAAGCTATACCATTATCGATTTGGGTGAAATCAACGCCATTTCCTATCCCAAGCTGACTGAAATTACGCTGGAAAGCATCTTTCCGGCGCAGCGCTATCCTTTCGTCCTCGTGCCGGAGACAGGGAAGAACCGTTTGCTTAAACCTTTTGAATATGTGGAGATGATCAAAAAATGGATGACGAGCCGCAGGCCGATCCGTTTTGTTTTTTCCGGTCTGGAGACGCGGGAGCCGCAGGCAAAGCCGAAAAGCTGGCTGGACGCTTCGCGGTACAGTGAAAATTCCACTTATTCCAATGATTTACCCGTGAGCATGGCTATGAGCATTGAAAGCTTCAACTGGAAGCTCAGCGCCGGCACTTCAGGAGATATCGAATATTCCCTCTCGCTCAAAAAGTATGTGTTCTATCAGGCGGCCCCGGTAAAAGTCGTTAAGGGAGCGGCTAAGACTCAGCAGCAGAGAGCAGGCGACCGGAAAGCCCCGGCTGTCTATAAGCTGAAAGCGGGCGACAATCTGTGGAAAATCGCGCAAAAGGTACTGGGCGACGGCAGCAGGTGGAGAGAAATCCAGAAGCTTAACGCCATTCCTGACAGCGAGCTCAGGAAGCTTCCGGTTGGCAAAACGATTAAGCTGCCTTGACGCAGCCCCGCTATTTTATCGGTCGGAGAGGAGGAAGCCATGGAACTGTTGGTCAAGAATAAGGAAGGCAGGATATGGGATATAGCTGGGATCGTCTCGGATATTTCCTGGAAAACCGCCCGCTCTGGGAAACCTTCTACACTGGAACTCACGCTCCTGAACGGGGGAATTTACCAGCATCCGAAATTTGCAATCGCCAACGGCGATATTGTGCAGTTCCGTAAGGATGGGATTAATGTTTTTTACGGATTTGTGTTCAGTCTGGAGACCGGGCAGGACCGGCTGCTCAAGCTGACGGCCTACGACCAGATCCGGTATCTGCTTGGCAACGGCAGTTATGCTCTCGAGAACGTAACGGCAACCGGCGTCATTCGCAAAATTGCGGGCGATTACGGACTCAGGACCGGCGTGCTGGAAGAGACGGAGTACATTCAACCGTCTTTAATCGAAGACGATAAGAAGCTGCTCGATATCATTATGGGGGCGATCGAATCCGAGCTTCGGCAGAAAGGACGGCTGCTGGCTTTTTACGATGATTTTGGCAAGCTTACGCTGCGCAGTCCGGAATCCATGCTGCTGAATGTGGCGCTCGGTGCGGGAAGCCTTCTATATGACTATTCACTCAAAACGAGCATTGACGACGAGACGTATAACACAATTATTTTGTACAAAAACAATGAAGAGACAGGGAAACGCGATTTCTACCCGGCCAGCGACAAGGACAATGTCAAACGGTGGGGGATTCTGCACTTGTCCCAGAAGGCGGACGACAATGCGAACGCGGCGCAAATCCGGGAGAAGGCGGAACAGCTGCTGAAGCTGCATAACCGGGAAAAGGTAAGTCTTTCGGTACAGGCCATCGGCGATTTGCGCGTGCGTGCAGGCAGCTTCATTTATGTGCTTCTGGATGAGCTTGAGGCGCAGCTGTTTCTGGTCGATCAGTGTACTCACAATCTGTCGGGGGGAGAGCATACCATGTCTCTTGATATCAAGGTGGTGTAAACCGTGTTGGATATTATTAAAAAAGCAAGCCTCGGAGCGGTGGACAGCAGCAATCCGGTGGCTTTTTTTTATGGAACGGTAATCGCGGGAACGCCGCTGCAAATCCAGATCGATCAAAAATTTATTTTGCCCGGGAACGCGCTCGTTCTGCCCGAATCGGTCATGGAGAGCAAAATCCCGCTGGATGGCGGGGAAGTCGTGCTGCGGCGGGGGCTTGAAGCGGGTGACCGTGTTCTGTTGCTGCGCATGCAGGGCGGTCAGAGCTATGTCGTGCTGGATAGGCTGGTGAAGTCGCCATGATTCCCGAAGCGGGACAGTCCGGTTACATTACAGAGCAGGCGGAGGGGGAAGCGGGCGAATCCCCGAGCTTAACCTATGGTATCGACTGGAAAAAGGGACGGATTGCCGGCTATGTGGACGGCCTTGAGGCTCTGAAGCAGGCGGTAGATAAGGCGCTGCGTACACTCCGCTATGAACAGCTTATTTACAGCTCCAATTATGGAACGGAGTGGAATCTGGTGCTGGGTCAGGACCGGCTGCTGGCCAGATCGGAGATTCGGCGGATTGTAACGGAAGCGCTGCTTCAAGACGACCGGGTTGAGGGAGTGGATCAGCCAGAGGTTTCATTTAACGGCGACAATGTGTCAATTAACGTTACGGTGAGGTCGCGCTACGGAGATATCCAAATCAGAAAGGAGTTGAATGCAAATGGCTGACCAGACATTCGGGGCGATTCTGGAGCGGATGCTGGATCGTGTGTCGGAAGAGCTGGACAAAAGGGAAGGCAGCATCATTTATGATGCTTTGGCCCCTGCGGCCGCGGAACTGGCCCAGATGTATGTCGAGCTGGAGCTGAATACGAATCTGTTCTTTGCCGACACGGCGACCGGCGAGTTTCTGGAACGGAGCATTGCATGGTCGGGCATCACAAGACGTCCCGCAAGCCCGGCCGAAATTCAAGGGACGTTCTCTGCGGACGGCGGCGGAGGGTTAGACATTCCGATCGGCAGCCGCTTTTCACTCGATCAATTGAACTATACGGCGGCGGAGAAGCTGTCTCCCGGTAATTACCGGCTCACCTGCGAAACGGCTGGAACAGCGGGAAACCGCTATTCCGGCGCGCTCCTGCCCATCGACTACATTCCGCAGCTCTCGCGGGGCGAGGCGGTTCGCCTGCTGATTCCCGGAGAGGATGCGGAAGACGATGAGACGCTGCGGAGGCGTTATTTCGATTCAGCCAGACGTCCGGCGACAAGCGGCAACAAAGCCCATTATGCGGAATGGGCCCTGCAAATTCCTGGCGTGGGCGGCGCGCGCGTATTTCCGCTGTGGAATGGTCCGAAGACGGTGAAGGTAACGATTGCCGACGTGGAGAAGAAACCGGCCTCCACGTTGCTTGTGAATCAGGTACAGCAATATATCGACCCGGTTCCGGGACAGGGGGAAGGACAGGCGCCCGTTGGAGCGTTGGTTACGGCAGCTTCGGTTCAGGGCAAGACCATAACGGTCTCCGCTGAGGTCACGCTGGCTTCCGGATATGAGCTGCAAGAGGTGAAGGAGCGATTTCAAGCCGCTCTTGAGAACTACCGCAAGGAAAAAGGATTTACCGCGACGTATATCAGCCAATCCGTAATCGGCGCTCTGCTGCTTGGCACCGAGGGGGTTGCCGATTATGCGAATCTGCTGCTGAACGGCGGAACGGGCAATGTGACACTCGGGGCGGAAGAAGTGCCGCTGTTCGGCGCCGTGACGTTGGAGGTGTAGAATGGCAGCTAATGAGTTGTTTACCGACCTTATGGATTATTTGCCGGATTATTATCGCGGCATCCTGGAAATGGAGACGGTGCAAGGCATTCATACCGCAGAGTGCGGGGACGCCTGGCTTGCTCTGGAAGACCATCGCGGTCAGTTGAATGTAGATACGGCAACCTGGCTGCTGGACCGCTGGGAGAATGAGCTGGGACTGAACGTTGATCGGACCAAGACTTACGCTGCACGCAGGGAACGAATCACAGCGAAGCTGCGAGGGGCGGGGACGACGACGCCGGACATGATCCGGCGGACGGCTTCCGCTTTTTCCGGGGGAGAGGTTGAGGTCGCGGAGGTTCCGGGCGAGTACAGCTTCGAAGTCCGATTCGTTGGCACGCTTGGCATCCCGGCCAATCTGGACGACCTCATTCAAATCATCGAGGAGATCAAGCCGGCTCATCTGGACTATCGCTTCCAGTACACCTTCACCTGGTGGACCGCGCTTAAGGCCCTGACCTGGAGCGTGGCGCACGCTAAGACCTGGGAGGACTTACGAGTATATGAATAGGAGTGTGACTTATGCAAACGACTAACAATCTTGGTTTGAAAAAACCGGAGGGCACCGATATTGTTGACATTGCCGATCTGAACGGCAACATGGATACGCTGGATTCCGCTGTAAAAAGCCTGCAGGACCATGCGGCCGATACGCACCGGCACATTACGGATGCGGAGCGGACGCAGTGGAATGCCAAGGAAACCACCGCAGGCTCCCAGGCCAAAGCGAACGCCGCAGCAGCCGCCTCGGTGCCGCTGACCCAGAAGGGGACGGCGAACGGCGTAGCCACGCTGGATGCCTCGGCGAAGCTGCCCGCCGGGCAGCTGCCGGCAACTGCTGTGCGAGCGACGACAGCCGATGTTACTTATTATGTGCGAACGGATGGTAATGACAGTAATAATGGGTTGGCGAATACGGCGGCGGGGGCGTTTAGGACGATAGGTAAGGCGATTAGTATGATTCCAACCGTTGTCAATCATAAGGTCGATATCATGATTGCAAATGGGACCTACTCAGAGGATGTGTTATTACACGGATTTACGGGCTATGGACAGATACGCATCAATCCTTCTGCCACAGTCATTAATGATTCTTGTATTATCCAATCCCTCACGCTTGACAGTAATGCCATTGCAGTTATTGCTCAAGGGGTCAAAGCTTCCCGGACCAGCGCCTACGCATTTTCAGCAAAATCGTGCATTAACGCTGCATTTTTGTTCTGCAAAACCGATACAGCGTCTTCATACGATGGTCTATTTGTTAGCAGCGCAAAAGTGTATATCTACGGTTCTATAATATCTAACCGGAACAAGGCTGTTAATGCTAACCAAAACGCCGAGGTGTTTACGTGGGATTTAAGCGGAACAGGCAATATTATTGCTTTATACTCAGGCGAAGGGAGCAGGATATCAACAACTGGCTCAGTTCCTTCAGGGACGACTCAGGCGGCAAGTGGAAACGGCGGAACATTGACCACGGGGGTTATCAATCCATGGGGAGATAATACTTATAATAGCCGGCCATTTGGATCACTAAATCATACACCATCGACGCAAACAATCAGCGCTAGCGTATGGACCAAAATAAATTTAACTGGACAAGTCGAAAATCAACGGGGAATCTGCGATGCGTCAAATGCACGATTTGTTATCCCTGAAACTGGCATTTATCTCTTAACTTGTCGTATTGGATTGGGAGCAAACGGTTCGAATTTAACCGGACTCCGGCTTGGGGTATATCTGAACGGGACCCGCAATATGCAGATTGCTGAAATGAACGGATTCTCTTCAACTGGAATAACGTTAAGCGGCAGTTCTTTGTTTAGTTTGAGTACCGGAACTGTGGTTGAAATTTACGCTTACACCGATCAATCAGCAACTATCAGTCAATCCGGTGAGTACTCTCATGTATCGATAATTCGTGTGGCATAGGAGGAAGGATTATAGATGAATTTACCCGAAACATTAAAATTTTTGTACCCTAACGCAAGTCCGCTGTTTGATTACTTGATACAAGATGACGGACCCACGCCAACTTTGCGAGAAGGAGTCGATGGGCGAAAAAAATACTTAATCCGCCCTCTTACAGAAGGGGAGACGGAAGAAGTTGAAGGTGTTCATTATTATTATCGCGTATACTTCGGCGATTTAGTTGAAGGCCAAGATTATGACATTGTAAATCGAGGCCCATACATCGCCGTCTGGAACCTGGATGCCCCGAAGCCGACTGAAGAGGAATTGCAGTCCGCCTGGGATGCATATCAGAAAGCTGAAGCGGACAAGCCGCCGGCGGAGCTAGGCGAGTTGGAACAGCTGCGTAAGGAGCTCGCGGATACCAAAGCTGCTCTGGAAGATACGAACGGTAAGCTGAAAGCCGCCGGGGAGGAGACAACCAATGTGCAGCTCGCGCTGGCCGAGATATATGAGCAGCTGCTGGCGCTGAAGGAGGGGAACGCCAATGGCTAAAGTATACGCGGACTTGATCCGCCAGGACCTAAAGACGGTGGATGAAGTTCCATCAGCATTACAAGAGGAAGTGCGCCAAATCATCGTAATGGCGTGAAGTATTGTTTTCACAGCATGAATCATTCATGACCTAAAACACGCATCGCGCACAAGTGTTTTTCGCCCCCGCCGGACGGGGGTTTTTTATATTTAATGAAAGAAAGGGACGGGAAAATGGAACAGGGAGACATTGCGCAACTGGAGAAACTGCTGCCGCTTGCGGACAAATACGGGCTCGCTTATGTCGTGGCGTTGGTTCTGATGATTGTAGTTATTATGCTGCTGCGGGCGATCGCCAAAGGAAGCTTGGTGCCTCGGGAGCTGCTGGACAAGGCTGAGGAGGATCGCGACCGGCTGCAGGCGATTCTCGATAAGGAACGTTCTGATTTCATGCAGCCGACGCTCGATGTGCTTAAAAAATTGAAAGTCGATCAAACGGAAGACAGGGGGGCTTAAAGCATGCGGTTTCCATGGATTTGGCGCCTTTTGCTGCCCCTGCATGCGGAAAAAGAAAGGGAGCTCCGGCAGGCCTCCACCCGTGTGACGCTTACTATCAGCCGCTACCGGGACACATCGCGGGAGATACAGGAAGAGATCGGGCGCAACCGGTTCGCCCAATATTTGATTTATGATCGAGGGGATGCCCATGAAAGGAATTGA